CCACCGCGCAACACCAGGAAGGACAAATCCCTCGGGGTCGAGTGTTCGATTCACTCCGATCGCCGCGTCAGTTGTGACGTGCGTGGCAGAAAGAATCGAGCTTACTTTCACAGCTGCGATAGCAGGCATGTGGTAACTCCAAAATTAAATTGTTGGAGGCCAGTCTAGACTAACGAAACACCACCTTTAACAGGGCCAACCCATTCAGCGCTCGCTGGAGGTTCAGTCCATTTCGGATAGATGGGAAGATCTGACTCGGGAAGCTTGTTAGCTTACCCCGATTCAGAAGAACCACATTTCTCGTCCATGAACCATACATCCAATGTTTGCCGTTTGGTATTGTCCCTGCATTAGGAAAGTGCTGAGCGTTAGTCTGGCCATAAACGTTCTGCTTAGTGAATCGTGTCTGGAACCCATCGACGAACTCGAAACCATCAAAGTCAGAAAGACTTTCAAGGTACGAGCCAATCGGCAAGAACCAGTCGACCACGAAGCTGAACGGGATTAACTCCCACCCTAGATTGATGGGGTTTGTAAAACCCGTCTGCGCCATCAAAGCACGTTTGGCCGACGACAACCGGTAGCGTAATCCGTATTTCACGGACGACTCGTATGAGACAGAAAAACCGCCCCATACGAATGCTTGTGAATTTATCACATACACTATCGGGACGTAGGTCTTAGTACGACGTGTAGCAGACGATCGGACCTGCTGCCAAGAGGAGTTTGCTAGATTGAATCTAGCTAGAGCCTCGGAAGCCTCCCGTACATCACTTAAGAGCGGTTTCCATCCATACTGCAACTCTAGCCAATTCTGGGCTAGGGAATTAGTACGTTTTGGACCGCCCCCTGGGCGATACACGGGCTGGCGACCAGCCCAAAGCGCGTCTGCAGCGGCTGAAAAATTCAGACGTTTCAGACTTCTAACGGACAGGACCAGCCTTCGAGCGGTCGTTGCGACCATTCGATTAAACTGGCCCATTTGTGCTAGGGTGAGAGCAACGTTTCCGCTGATCCCAGCTTTTGCATTGTTCGCTAGACGCTTTATGGCCATGTTAACCAACTCACTTTCGTGAGAAGGTTCAGCAGGTGGGCTCCACAAAGTGTTGAACTTGTGGTAGGAGGTTGTCGAAACGTGCGGGGCTGGATAGTCCCGAACGCTAAGATTTCCCCCATCGAAAGTTTCCCGTATGTAGACAGTATGCGGATTTACCGGCAGTGCTGCCTTCTTAACTCTAGCAAAATTCGGAGTACGAGATCCCGTCCAGGTACGCGTATAGAAGTTATACGTAGTTACTGGATTGGACTGGCTTCCAGGATTACTGGAAGACCATTCGTGTCCTGTAAAGGACCCGTTTCGACTCTCATTCGGCCGGAGTACACGCGGGGACTTCGTAAAGCCCCTCCTCAGATTCTGAAAAGATACTGAGGCCCGTCTCGCTAAGGAACTTAAAGCGAGAGCTAGGCTACCTTGGTTTGGGTTCACCGACAGGATATACCAACCGTTCCCCTTATTATAGGGTACCGGAAGTTGTCTCCCGCTGATTCTCCAAATTGGGTACGTAGTACCACCTACACCATGCCCGTAGGCCTTCGTCATCTTCACATATAGCACAAGCTCACGCGGACTCCGCGAGCGATAACTAAAGCGAACAGTGTGACCCCCCGGATAAGGGAGGTTTAGCTGCTCGCCCAAGATTCGCCCGCTAGAATCCGTAAGAGTTAAGCTATACGAAAAGTATGTCTTAGGCTCACGAGGGTTAATGGTGGCATAGCGCCGAGTGAGCCACTCGGACCCAGGCTTTTTCCCGAAAAAGAAAGGGGATATACTCATTCTAGTTTCCTAATAATGAGGTCCCTCGCCTTCTCGGTATGGCTCAGAACTCTATCGTACACCCAAGAAGACAGAATGGCAATTCCCAGGGCAAAAGTCAGAGCGAAAATGAAGTACCAAGCGGGTCCTTGGAGTCCCGCGAGGAACCTCACAATCTTCTTTACTAATGCCCAGAGTCTTGACATGATGTCTCCTAAAGTGATTTGGTAGAGTCGTGGAGCATTAAGCTCCGCATAAACACCCCGTGTACGTAAACGTCAAAAGATTGAAGCGTAGTTTCCGGCAATCTCACCGTGACCAAGGTCCGCGATTAAAACGCAAACCTGGCCCGTGTTAAGATTGACGTACACAAACGCCGCATCTTTCTTGCCTTTGCTGAAGGGCTTTTGAATTTCCCTCAGCTTGACAAGTCGACGTACCCACTTATCGAGGTCTGACAATACGGTCGCTTCGCCAGGAGTGAGTTCTCCCAGTTTCGCTTCCATGTAGCCCAGAAGGATAGGACGGAGTTCCTTGTAAAGGGAATCACCATCCATCCAAGTGGGAATCACGTGAACGTGCTGAGTTTGCACACAACTAGAGAAGTTACGCATTGTAGATCTCCTATAAGAGGTTAACG